GGTTATGAGCCGGTTGCTCTAACCACTGAGCTAAATGTCCTTAAAATTTAATTTTTATGTTGTAAGCTACTGCTAGGTGCTCTTGCCAAGCCTCACCACCTCTCATTTGTTTCGTTTTTGAGTATAGAAAAAGCAGCCCGAAGGCTGCCTTTATTGTAATTCATCTTAATGTCTAAGCTTTAACATTATCCTACTGGAAAGGTTCGCGATATGTAATATCTTTTTCCAGCTATATCTGTCACTCTTATTCTCACATGTCCATTTAAGTTTGTAGAATGTTTGTCAAGTATTGGATCAATAAACATTCCTGAGTAGGAGCATTTTTCTCCCATATTAAGTTCTCTACATTGTCCATGTCCTAGATTCATAAGAAACGAGCCGATGCTTTTTCTTCTTCGTTTTACTATTTCAATTTTTTTAATATAAATTGGTGTTCTTCCTACATTAGTTAAGTAAACGTTTATATAGCATTTAAAAAACGGATCATGTTTTGTTTTTTCCTGCATAATTTCCAACGTTCCGACAATTTTCTTTTTATATGGAATTTTCGCAATTGTAATAGTTAACGTCAACGTGCATATCGATAATATTACATTTAAAAATCCAACATTTCCATCACACCACTGAATAACTTCATTAAATAATTTTAAAATATTCATTTGTTCCTCCCACATGCATTTTCTTTTATAATACTGCAAAACGCCCCATATTTCTACAGGACGTTTTTAAAAATGTATGTGGTTTGAATTTCTCCATAGGAGAAAAGCAGAACATCAGGATTCGAACCTGCGGCTCCATGGCTCACGCTCGCTCCCACTTGGCGAGATGTTCTGGTAGTCTGCCAAGTGGGTACTGGCAGACATCTAAGGGAAGGAGAACTCTGTATGATCTTCCACTGAGTTCAGTTTACATAGTATCATAGAAAAAGTGGACATGACCGGACATTTTTAAAATTTACAATTTTTTCCAAATATCTGTTATGGCGCTTTCGGCAGCTATCTTCCGTATATTTAATTCTTTTCTTCGGAAAGCGGTAATTCATATTTATGGCAACTGCTGCCCAGGTCATATCATCTAAATATTTAAAACGAAACATCATTCTAAGATCACTTTCGGGAATCTTCTCAATAAAATCATCTACTTCATTTATTGCATTTAAAAGATCATCCTCTAAAATATGCAGTTTTGCTACTCTTTTCTTTATCATGTTTTTTACCCGATCATATTCGGGAAGCGGATAGCCGGTGATTTTGATTGAGCCAAAGGTTCCATTACTTCTGGTTCCCTTTACTGTATCGGATACTACTCCTTCTTTTTCTATTTCCACAAGTCTGCGTTCATCTTTGTCTATTCTGTCTTGCAGATCCTGTATTTCCCCTTTTAATTCTATGTACTGTTCCAGGATATTCTTGTCCATCAGTATCGCTCCCCTTTCCTTCTTTTCATGCTTTTAGCCGGGAACTATTATCAGCTCCCGGCCTATTCTCATCGGTTCCACTCTTTACCGGATTTTATATCCTTTACCCCAGTTATCTTTAATCCCATTCGACATGCCATAGCTCTAAGTATGCAATAATCTCTATATGTATGCTAAGGCATTCGGTCTGCTGCACGGATTGCCTTACTGGCTGTCGGATCCGGATAACCTTCATTATTCCGTCCTGTCATCTGATATACCTCCGTGACGTTCTGATCTGGATGTTTCTATTTCGGATATTACGGTTAAAACATTCCACTGTTCTGGTAGCTTCCCGCTTCTTCAAGGCTGTCAGTCCACCCCAGGGCTTGTCTACAAAAATATGGTAATCCAGGCTGGTATAAATCAGCTCCTCTGGCGGATTTGAGCCTATTACCTTTCTGAACAGCTTCTTTTTCTGTCTCTTATTCATTTCTTGCCGCCTTTCTTACTTTCTAAAAACCAGAGGCGAACAGAATCAAATTCCAGAAGCAAGGATATATCGAGTCGTCTGCTCAGTTTGCGATCGACTTCTTTCACTTTATACTTTTTGAATATATAATCTCCTGTTGTTCTGGAATTATTGACCTGTGCAGTTGTACAGTGCAGCTCTTCTTTAATTTCTCCAGCCGTTACATTCTCTAGCACCAGTTCGCCTGATCTGTCTCTCACCTCATATAATTTCGGAACCATCTTTCCTCCTTAGTGTCCGGCCAGAAACGTGTTTAACATTCTCGTTCTCCAGTCCGGTGAATTCTTGCTTTTCCACTTTTCGCAAGTATCATCCTCTTTCACCATAATTCCTTTACGGTCGCACAGCCCGTTGTCGTTTTCAATGCAAGTTTTACATATTTTATCTGCCATCTTCTTCACCCCAATCTAATTTCTGCCCGCACTTATTACAATAAAAATCTGATTTATAAAGTCCCTCACTGTTGCAAACTGGACAGTTACCTTTTGTCGTATAATATCTGCCAGAAAAATCAAGGATAGATTTTATATTATTTGGCTTCATTGGAATCTGCTTTTCAAGTGCTTTAATAGCTCTTTGTCTGACTTCATGTGTACATTTACCGCCATAAGCCGTGCCATCATAACTTAATTCTTTTAATGCTTCTTCTGACTTCATATTAATCCTCCGCTCCAAACATTTTTCTTAAGCTATGCTGATAATTTTTCACTGTTCGTTCAAGAGTACTATAAGCCGGCCTCAGCGTGCATCTTTCTTTGTACCCGTCACATTTAGTTCCGAATAGAATAGTGTTTCTACATATACCGTCTTGACTAGCGCAACATTTGTTCATTTTTCATCTACTTCGCCTCCTGTAATCTCATCAATACACTGGTTTCGTCCTTCTACAAATCCTGCATCAAATGTGTTGGCCAGATAATCTCCATTATCTTTTTCTGGCAAATCCATAAGCGGACACCATTCAGGTCTTGATTTGCTTTCACAATCATAATGTTCTTCTGTCATCAGAATTACATCATAATCTAAACAGCCAGCTAATTCACAATAACCCACATATTCAAGTTCGCCGCAGTATGCAGTTCCGAACGGGCAATCATAGCAATTCTCTGGTGTATTCATCACTAACACTGATTTACTCATCTGATTCCTCCTGTAATAATTCTGGATTGTCGAAAATATTTCCAACTACTTCATAATGTTCAAGATCAAACTTATCAATATATTCTCTATCCGTCCTACCAGTTTCGTGCGCTACCCATCCGGCAACGTTCCATTCAACGGTTTCATATGCCGCATCCTCTGGGTAGGATTCGTCCAAGTGTGCCATCAGAATATCATTTTCCCAAATTTTCTTCCCGTTCTTGTCGTAAAGTCCCGTGAACTGGCAGAGGGTTTCTGGATCAATTTCCACACATTCCCATCTTACATAATTGTCTACATACAAGATTAAATGTCTTTTACCTAAAAGGTCATATTTTTTCTGATAATATCCCTCAATCCATTTGCCATTATCAATCCGCCTTGCCTTAAAAAGAATTTCTCTCATTCAATTCCGCCACCTTTCTCATTAAAATTCAGATCAACTCATTAAATAAAATCATAGATGTCCATCTGGCCTTCAATTACATCAGCTTTAAATGCTTCCGCCATTTCCTGTTCTCTTCTTGCTTTCTTATATTCGTTATATTTCATCCGATATATATAGCTTCTTCCGAAAATGTTCCATGCTGCTTTTACAACATTCGGTTCAAATGCCCTTATTTTATCCAGATCTTCTACTGCTTTGTATGATATCGGGCAACCGCAGCATCCCGTTCTGGTCAAACCATACACTTCATAAGCGTCTGAATATCTGATACTGTAACGTTCCTTGTACCATGCCTTGTCCTTATCAGAGACATAATACAGTGGTCTGAGTCGAAACTGTCCGGAAGCTGTTTCAGTAAAGCATAAGGCAGTGTTGTCTTTTCTTGGAACCGACCTCATTCCTCCCTCGTCTCTACGCTCCCCAGTAATTACCATTTCGTAATCTTTTTGAATGTTATGAGCGACCTGCTTTTTGCAATAATCGCAGCACTTTGCACTTATTTTAAAATCCGGGGGATACTCTCCTATGAAGTCACGCATGTACTTGGAAGAATTGATAACCAACTGGATATTTGGTCTCGGTTCTCCTGCCGCATTACAGCAGCACAAGAAATTAATCACGCTCTCGCATTTTGGATATCTTTCTCTCAATTCCTGGCGCTTTGCCGCTTTGTCTTCTGCCTGATCGTATTCCTCTGCAATAGACAGTGGAATTTCTTTCCTTTGCCAGTCAGATAAACCTCCTGACATGATCTTTGATACGAACGGAATCCCATATTTTCTTGATGCCTGTACGATATTAATCTTAGGTCTGCATTCCTGTATCTCTACTTCATATTTTTCAGCAGTTCTCTTTACATGATCCTTTGTTGCTTTCATTTCAAGTCCTGTATTGAAAAACACATATTTCACTGGCGGAAGATTGAATGTGTGTCTTGCTTTTTCGATAATATCAATCATAATATCGCTGTCAGCTCCGCCAGAATACGAACACACCGCATTCGGATGTTCTTTAAGATGTTTACCTACAATACTCTGAATTGCGTTAAATTTATGTGGTGAATCAAAATCAGCGTAAGCTGGTCTATCTAAAAATACTTTACTTACTCCCTGTTTCATTTTTTCTAAGAAGCCCGGTATACCCTTGCCCCGGCCGGAGGCTGGCTCCTTTCTTTTACTTTGATTTATTTTCTGTCAGATAATCAGGACAGTCTTCTGCGTATTCATAATTGCCCATATCATCGCATTTATCTTTACAAAACTCTGCTTCTTCGCAACAGATGCAGCATTCCATTTCCTTGCCTGGATGTTTTGAACAACTTAATCTGCAAATCCCCATTAAACTCCCATCTCCTTAACCAGTTTTTTATTCTTTTCATCGAATCTGACATCTGTGTTCTGTTCGATATCACACATCATGTTCAGAACGCTCATTTTGCCCTCATTTGCCATTCCAACAAACTCATTGGCAGTTCTTACCACATCAAGCAATCGCTTCGTAGAGAAGCCATACAGTTTTCTCAGAGCCATCATGGTTGTGACAGTGTTGATCGTATTGCTCCAATCTTCTCCGGTATTGAATCCGTCCTCATAAGCTTTCTTTTCCATTTCTTTAAGCTGACTACTTGCATTCTGCATGGCTCTTCCAAACGCCTGTGCAGCCTGATTGTTCTGCGCCAGCGGAAGCTTCCGCTTCTTCGGCTTTATTTTTAATTTGCTACTCATATTTTTTTCCTCTTATCCGATTATCCCTGCAAGGAACTCTCTCTGTTCCCCCATGGCCTTTTTCTTCCGGATGCTCTCTTCCGGCATTTGTAACTCCACACTGGTCTTCACGATCCGGTCCCTGGTTCTTGCATCCACGTTCAGTCCGTCTGTGCTCATGTTGGACGTGTAGATCGTAATATTCCCGTCTTCCATGCGCTTATTGATCAGGCGGAATAGTTCCTGCCTCTGCCAGTCCTTGTCAGCCTGTGCGCCGATATCGTCCAATACCAGTAATCTGCATTCCTGGTATACTTCACTGGGATCCGCTTCGCCCCTGTCCCTCTTGTAGCTGTCTCCGACTGTGTTTATGTAGTCCACAGCTGTGATAAACCTCATCTGCAGGTCATATTTCATCATCAGGGACTTTGCCAGGCAGCAGGCAAGGAACGTTTTCCCACTTCCCGGTGTTTTGCTCCAGAGGTATAAGCCTTTCCCGGCTTTATTCCACCTGTCAAAATTTTTCAGGATATCCGTGCACAGGGTTTTTAGTTTGCTCATGTCAATCCTGTATGCAGCGAAATCAAATTTCATGAAGTCTGCATCATGATACTCCGCTGGAACTCCTGTGTTGTCCTCGCTCCGTCTTGCACCTGTGCATCTTGTACAGCGTCTTGCAAACATTGCCTCTTCCGGTTCCCCGTAAGTTAGGACTGTTGCTGTGTACAGTTCCCAGCCGGTGCCATGGCATACCGGGCAGTCACCATAACCGGACGGAGTTTGTTGGTTCTGGGTCATTTGCCGCACCTTCTTTCGCATCGTAATTTCCATCAAGGACTTTCGCCATGTTGGAATCGCAGATCAGCCAGTCAAAAGTAGCTGACCAGTTGCGCTTATTTGCGCCTTTCAGGAAGTCAGAAGCCTCTGCCTTTTCAAACAGTGTCTGGAAGTCATCAAGAGTATATCCTGTCTTCAGCCTTGCGCTGATAGCCTTCTTTCTTGCATCAGACATCTTTACCAGGCGGGGATACGACCCACAAACGGAATTGTATAATTCACGAATCGTGGCATAGATGCTGCTTTCCGGAGTTCTACTCTCATAATCTCCTTTAGGAGATTTATTATATTCTTCCTTTCTTTCCTTCTTCCCTTCTTCTATTGTTGTTAGTTGCCTGTTAGTTGCTTGTTGGTTGCCTGTTAGCTGATTGTTAGCTACCTTGTTAGCTGTCTGGTAGGCATCATAGTTTTTTACTGTAATTACGCTGAATTTACTGTGTTGGCTGACTGTTATCTCCTGTGTTAGCTTTAAGTGTTTTATGGCTGTCCTTACGTTCATAACTGTCAGTCCTGTTTCTTCAGCCAGAGACTGGTAAGATGTAACAAAAGAACCTCTGGGGATCTCCATTCCCTGAAACCGCCCATTCTTCCAGTTTGCCTTTAAGAGGATATGAAAAAACACGACTTTGGT